ATTCCATCAAATTTTACGAAAGATCGACAATTATTAAACGTATTGAGGACAATCTCAATGAAATTAACCGAAACTATTTCGAGGGAAAACACGGAATATTATCAGTCACTAATAGCGGCGATTACGTTACGGTTAAAAATCGAGGTGTTTACTTAGCAGACTATGACACTCAAAAGCTTTTTGACGCATTAGAAAACTTTGAAGATGATTACGAGCTTGCGCTTTCCTGCTATGATCTTTGGGATTATCTTGATAATTGTGAATACACACTTCCAGAAGATCAAAAGCTTCTTGTAAAACTTGAAGATTTACTTGATGAAATTGATTGTACATACTTTAGTCATTGCCGTTCAGAATTATTAATTGAGCAACAAAATGACGAAATAGTAAATATCCGTAAGAATGGCGAATGTTTATCATTCTTTATTCAACCGCTAGTTAGCAGCTTAGATAATATCGATACTGGTTTTTTTGATGATCTATGGGATTATCTTGAGTATAAGTTTCTGTTTCACGCAGTAAAAACTGACAATGAATTAAAAACCAATGATGAGTTATCTTTTCCTGAAAAACGGCAAGTTGCGCTTGTCGATATGTTGTTAAGTGAACCTGTACCTATAACTGAATCTTCTGGTCTGGATGATTGGACTACCAGTTTAATACCCCACTCACAAACTATACATACCGAAGCCTCAACGCTAAAGGAATTAGTTGAGGAACTAGAACAAAAAAATGAAATTCTGGAGAAAAAAAATCAAGAATTAGAACAGAGCAAAGAATACAACGAAGCATGGATTGACAACTTAAAACAAAAAGTTCACGATTTAGAATGTGCGGTTTATCTGATGCAACAGGAAACAAATCAGATAGCAGTCTTAAACGAATCTGTTACTCAGTTACACATTCGTATCTACAAATTGGAACAGGAAAATAAGTAACTAAAAAATCAATCAGAGCCTCAACCAGAAACTAAACTAGAACCTAAACCGACAACTAAAAAGCGACCCAAATTTAAACTCCCCGAAAACTTTGCTGACTATCAGCAAGAGTGCGACGACTTAATTAATGCCTTGTCCTGTTTCTATAACATCAAAAAAGGTAAATGGAATGGGATTCTCCAATTTATCCTCACTCCTACCGCTTCTCAAAAAGAGAATTATCCTGACAAGTGGAGAGCAGGACTATATTTACAGCCAGGACAGTGGATAGTTGACAAAGTAAGTATGTCCGACCCTGATGACTGGCAAGAGTGGTTTATGGACATTGACGATTTTGCTGACGCTAACGGTATAGAGATTAGTTAGTTTCCAGTTATCAGTTATCAGTAGTCAGTTATCAGATATTAGTTGACAATTATTTAGGAGTAAAGCAATGATTGAGATTGAAATGGTAGAGATTCCTGATGCAACTTTTGCAATAGGTAAATATCCAGTGACTCAAAAACAATATGAAGCAGTAATGGGAACCAATCCCTCTTGGTTTAAAAACAATCCCCAAAATCCAGTAGAAAATGTTAGCTATGATCAAGCTAAAGTTTTTTGCCAAAAACTAAGGAAGATGACTGGTAAAAATTATCGTTTACCAACGGAAGCAGAATGGGAATACGCCTGTCGGGCAGGGACTGAAACCCTATTTAGCTTTGGTGATGATTTATATAGGTTAGAAAGATTATGGTTGGTTGGATTGAATTCTCAGAAGACAACTCATCCTGTGGGACGGAAATTACCTAACGCTTGGGGAATTTATGACATGAGTGGCAATGTCTGGGAAATGACTCAAGAAGCCAAGTTGCGGGGCGGTTCCAAGAACCGCGACCCTACTTATTGCTATTCTCGTTTTTATATCGTCAACACATTAGCAGAAAACATCGGTTTTCGAGTAGTTTGCGACAAATAATCAAGATTCAGTTATCAGTTATCAGTTATCATCAACAAATAAACAGGAGTTCCAAATGATTTTCTACAAAGCTTTCGATTTTTGCCTTCTTACCCCTAGCGTACAAGAATTTGCTGAAAAACTAGAGAATATGCTAGTAAAATTAGACCATCATTTATTAATAAGTGAAGATGGACTTTACTGCAAAATATTTTATCTTGAACCATCACTTAATGTTTTTCCGTATGTTTTTGAAACTCAAAAAGTTTACGAGATGTTGAAAAATTTTAACAAACATAAAAGTTATTTATGGGCTTTTCTTCAAAATTGTAAAGCTTAATAGTTTTAGCTATCAGTAGTCAGTAATCAGCGATAAATTAACAGGAGTAATTATGTTTCACTTAAGCTTTGCAGAAAAAGATGAGAATGGCAATCCTAAAAATCAGACTTCTACTGTTGTGGCTATTATACGCGACAAGAATGGAAAGTGTAAAGAATATTCCCACAATATAAATACAGAAGCTGATGTTACTGAAATTTTTGAATATTACAATCAAAGGGACGATTTATTGTATTTTGAAGCTATAGACGCTAAAACTGGTCAAACTATTAAACTAAAGTAACAAGTTAACAGAGGTAATTATGTTATCGTTTCAAGAGTTTCAAGAACAAGTTTTAAGTATGTTTGATGTAACCGAAAAAGATAAGTGTAAGTTTGCAAAAAATTGCATTTATTTTGGGGCAACTATTAGTTACGATAGCTATCAGGCGATAGTATTTGATGTAAAATATATCAAAAGTAACGGTCAGTGGCATATTCAAAAAATTTATACACAAGACTGTGAGGCTTTTTCGGATTCCTTGACTCAAGGAATCAAAACCATCGACAAACAAACCACAGACTCTATTAACGGTGAGTTACAAGTTTTCTTTAAAATTCAGAAAGGATGGAGAAAAGCTAAGTTCCAAGAGTTGTTTGAGTCTTTCAATGAATTAATAGAAGCAAAAAAATAAGCAGGAGTAGTGATGATTAGATTTTACTGGAATGATAAATTAGTGTCTCGCCACGAGACAGAAGCAGAAGCTTTTGAACAAGGATTCAAATATTTGCATCAACATCCTGCATCGCCTGATTTTAAGGGTATGCCTCATAGACAGTGTTCATTTGTGGACACAACAGAGATTGACTGGTGGAAACGTTCAAAAATCCTTTTTGAACGTTTTACTGATTGGATTTGGTATAAACGGTATTCTGATAGTAGAGGTGTACTTATAGACATGAAGCGTATCCTTTCAGAAATAAAAAGAAAAGGGTATTTATCTTTAGACGATATAAATCAACTAACAGAGGTTGACCCAGATTTCTTGCGTAGCTTTGCAAAGTGCTATAAACTAACTCTAGAAGAGGTAAAAGTGTTAGCATCTAAAAGAGAAGTAACGTTTAACATGGTTTTTGAGTACATAGAAATTCGTTATTCGGCATTAGCGTATTGGTTACGCAAATCAAAAATCACTCCTTAAAACTAATAAAAATAAATTGTTATAATAGCTGTAAGTTATCCTTACAGCTATTTTTTAATGATCAACTGGAATCTAGGAAGACAATTAGCGATTGAGTCTTTTAATGAGATGACGGACGAATTTGCCCAAGAAATTAACTTTCAGATAGAAGATACTAAATGGCCTTGGCCGCGGGAAACCGAGCGAAAAAATAATACTGTAGTTGGCTCACCTCGGGACATTGTAGATACAGGTGAGCTAAAAAATAGCCAATTTATTGAAGATGTATCTGATACCTATAAAGTAATCGGTTATACGGCTGAACACGCACCTCTCGTTCATGAGGGATACGAAATAGAGCGTAACGATGGAACGGTGACAGATATTCCCGCCCGTCCTTTTATAGACACAGCTATAGAAGACTATAATCCAATTGAGGCTTATAGTGAAATTTTAAAGGGAAAATTAAATGAGTGAATCAGAATTAAGAGATATTTTACTCGGTATTAGAAATAATTTAAAAATACTTATTGGTACTGACTTAGGTAAATATGAAATAACAAGCCCTACAGGGCAAAAATTAAATGAAATAGACGCTATCTGGGTAGAGCCTCCCGAACTACCCGCTAACTATAAAGTAAAGCTTAATAGTGGAATTGAGGTAATTATTCAGAGGGAACCCGACCCCTATCACGAAAACCTATTAGGCTATACCGTAGGTATAAATAACTATTGTATTACTTTAAAACAGTATAATCTAGAGAAATCTCTAACGCCGGTAATCGAAAGACTTAAATCTTCTCGCTACTGGAATTTTCTAGATCAGCCCCGACTAACCCCCTACACCAAAACTTCTGAGGGAATCATTAGACCAAAAGCGACCTTTAAAATCACTACTGCTAGGCTTTTAGGATTTTAGAGTACATAAATACTAAACTTTCTAAACTTTATAGTACAATGTAACTAGAAAAGTTTAGTCAGTGATCAGAATGAGTAATCAGATTTTAGAACTCAATCGGAGTGACAACCTCACCCCGTCTCGTGATACGCGATTTTTCATATCGGGTGTTTATGGGTTCGGAGAAGACCCTCCGACGCGGGTAGCTGATTTAGCTACCGCGGTTATTTTAGGAGACACTACTCTTACCGTAGCTACGGGGGGATTTGGTAGAATCCTTTACCCTGGCAACCTAATTTATCTCGGTGCTACTAGCAACGACTACGTTGTGGTTCGCACAAAAACCACAGCCACTCAGACAGCAATTCAGATCGAGCCGGCTAAGGTCGCTGCTACTCTTGCTACCCCCGCGCAAAAATGCACGCTTAAATCTTGGGTTCCGCTTATAAGCGCAAAAACCTTCAATGTTGATACTTCTACTACTGAGGTAAGTGATAGTGTTTTCACCGAAATTGCGGTTGAAAAATTCATCTCCGAAATCATGAGTACCGGATCGGTATCGGGTGCGATTGTATTTGGCGATCCTGGTTATGAAATTGTTAAAGCCGCAGAGCAAAAAGGTGAGCGAATTTATCTTGAGATTGTCTATATGGGGCAACGCGGCGGGCTAGGATTCCAGTGTAATGTTAGCCAAAATGTTAATGGAGAAAAAGGTAATTTCTTACAGGGGAATATCACACTAACTATTAGTGGCAATGTGATCGACATTAAACCGATGGCAACGTCGCCATTCTCTTCTAATGTAGCCGATGACCTCAATTAAAGTTAACCTTCTTGTTGATGAAAACGAAGAGGTAATGTTAGTTAACTGCAAAATAATTAATAATTACCTCTTGTTTTCTCTTGGTACATTTGATCGGGAAATAAGTCAACAAGAAAAGACATTAATCGAACCACCAGACGGAACAAAGAACCAAGAAAGAATACAGGTATCTGTAACCCTTGATCCTCTGTGGCTCAATACAGAACAAAGCGCAAAAAGAAATCAAAAGGTAAAAATAAATGAAGTTAAGCGTATTAGGTAAACTGAAATTCAATGAAACATTCTTTTTCCCTTTAAAAAAAGAATGGATTTATTATATCCAAGACAATGATGCTTTATTAGAAAAAATAGACGCAATTGCTACCGAAGAAAATGGGGAAATTGGGATTAAGTTTTTAAAACGATACGGGATTAATCCAAAGGAAAATGAAACAGTCAAGGAATACTTAGAGGCACGAGAAAAAGCTGATAAAGCTTATCTTGAAAAAATTAAAGCTATCGGGCAAAAAACGGGACTATCCACTACTGAAATTGAAGGAGTAGTAGTTAACGACGGTTCGATCCGAGAACGAATTGAACAGGTCATGGTTGATGCCCTTGACGGGGTAAAATCTGACAGCGTAGAACAAAAAGTAGAAACCGCTGCTATTGTACAGCAATCGATATTAAACAACCGCAAGAAAACAAGAGAACTAACAAGAGAATCTATAGAACTTGTAGAACCTTATCTTGATGAATTGAACGCTTTATTTAAAGATCGGGAAACAACCTATGAAACTTACAATAAAGCCTTATTAGCTAATTTTCTTGGCAGTCCTCGTCGGGTAGTCAAACTCAAAGATAAATCTTCTGTTGACTTTACTATACAAGACATTAACGATATGTCTCAATTTATGATGGTAGCTTTATACCAAGACTATCTCTGGCAGGACATAACCCAGTGGAAGCAATCAGAACCTGAAAAACCAGAACCAGAAAAATCAGAATCAGAGCCAACGGAGGATGACGAAAAAAACGAATAGATGACGCAATTAATGCGCGGTTAGAAGCAATCGCTAATCCCATCAATTGGGAAGAAATCTATTACAAATGGTGTGCGTGGGGACTGTCTGTCGAGGAGTGGGAAGAGTGGCCAGACTGGTTAATCCTAAAAAAATATTCAGGGATTCAAAAAGTCAAATGTGAAGAGATCAATTCACTATCGGACACAGTTAGCCAGATTGCCGCCATGGTTAACATTTACTTAATGGCTCAATCAAAAGAAAAATCACAGTCTCAACCTCCAAAACCCAGTGATTTTCTTCCTTTCCGGTTTAAAGAAAATAAAAAATATTTTCTTGATCAAGAAACCGCTCAAATTCTGTTAGAAGCTATGAAAACTGGACAAGTGCCAGTCTTCGCCACTCAGATAATAGTTGATTGCGGACTATACGACGAAATAATTCAATCAATAGGGGAGAAAAGCTAATGTCTTTATCACTTGGTACTTTAGAAATCGGTCTAGGGCTAAATACAGCCCAATATGATAGTGGTATCAAATCGGCTAAAGACCAGCTTTCTTCCTTAGAGGATTATGCCCAAAAAATCACTAGAGACATGGAATGGTCTCTTAAACAAAGTATTCCTAAGCTAACAATTGTTCCGTCAGTAGATCACCGTCCATTACACGGTTTAAATAAACATTTATCAGAAAAAGGAAAACACATTGATCAAGTTAGTAAAAAAGTTATCAAGATTAAAGTTGATGACAGTGAACTACAAGAAATAGCAAACAAAACAGTTATAGTTCAGGCGAAAGTTCAGTCTAAAAGTTCTAGCCAAAAATATTCTAATGAGATTAAACAAACAGTAGAAGTATCTATCAAAAATGCAAATCTTGAATTATTAACAGAAATTAAAGCGGTTACAAAAGAAATCAGAGAAGTTGTTAAAGCTGTTTCTAGATTAAAGCCTACAGCTATTGGAACTATAAGCAATTCTTTAATACAAGGAATTGGATTTAATCAT